TTAGAATCATCAAATTCAAATTCTGTATTATTAATGTTTCTTACAGTAAATTCTTGGTTTTGTCTGTCGGCATACTGTAAAGAATCCATGATATAGAAAGTATATCCAGGAACATCAACATTAAAGGATAGTATATTTCCTACTTCTCCAGTATAACCATTAATAGTTGGTAGATCATTTACAGTAGAAATATTTCCATTATTATTAACAGAAATATCGGTTCCAGATGTTGTGACATTCCAATTATATGAATAGCTATCTGGAATGAGAATCTGTATAACTTCTGTGGTGAAATTGTTTTGATCTACAAAGATTATTGGACTATCTGAATCCAGTATATCAGCGTTGTAAGGATTTTGTAATATTAATGAAATTTGATCTGGGGAAGAAATATTTGCCAAAGACAGAACTTTTCCTAAAAGATTGCCATTTTCTTGCTTTACGTAAATATTATTTCCACCAATAAAATTATACAAAGATATAATATCTGATGCTATTTGAGTTCCAGATAAAGATAGAGATATAGTATTATTGTAAGTGTATCTTTCAAAATCGTAGAATGTGATAGTTTTTGGAAGATCTCTTCCATATAAAAGAATTATATTTACATTCTGAGCGGTTCTATTGCCAGTTTCATCGACATAATAGGAAAGTTCTTTAGTAAAAGTAATATTTGGTCCAACAATTGAATAAGAATCTCCTTCTCTTTGTAAAACCCCATCGATAAAAACTAAAGCATAATTTGGTTCGTCGATTTTACGAACATTATTTTTGACTTCATCTAGAATTAAGTAAGGACCAGCGCCTCTATATTCATATAGTGATTCATCGATGGTCAATCTTTCATAACTACCTACGCTGTAAATAAAACACTTCTCGTAGTTCTTCAATGATTCTGGAATTGAATCCTCTACTTCATAAGCATCTTCATTATCAATAGGTGGTTTAGTGAAAATAATTTTATCAGTTTTCAAAGGATCTGTAGATCTATCAATAAAATAAGAATTGCCAAAAGGTTCTTTGGAATTTTGTCTGGCTTTTTGTATTACTCCATTCAATCCTACGATAAGATTTTCATTTACATCAGTTTTTACAATAGAACCATCTTCATAGTACAATTCAAAATCAAATTTTTGTCCATCAAACTGATCGGCAATTGATTTTATTTTCCTAAAATATTGATTTGTTAGTTGTGAGTTCTTGAATAGAATTGCTCTACCGTAGAACCTAACCGATTCAACAGTTTGACCTTCAACAATTCTAGTTCCTAGTGGCGGCGCAGAAAAAGTAATATTAGAACCAGAAATTGTATATGAAACTCCTGGTTCTTGAAATACCCCATCCAGAGTCGCAAATAATTGAGTCTCGTTTGACAGAGATAAAGGATTGCCAGTTTTACGATCTATTAAGGTAAAATTGGTTGTACCTACTAACTGACCAGTCGAAGGATCAAAATCTCCATCAAACTCTGGCGATAATGATACATCAAACGCTAAGGTTTCGGAAGAATCAAAAGTATCAACAGAAACTGATCCAACACCTTCCTCCACAATAAGATTTTCATACTTGTAGAAGATGTTTGTTATTTGCCTTCTGCTGCTGATATTAGTTATTTTTACAGGTGGCAATTCAATTGTAGTAAATGATCTAATAGGAGGTTGCTCTTTTGGCATCCTAATATTAGCATCACTTGTAATAACTACTTCTCCAAATAGTTGGAATCCTGCTGGATGTGTAGTTTCTTTAATTAAATCTCTCCAAACATCAATTGGAGTTTTCGATCTAATTACATATGAATAATCTTGATAGTAGTAAGAATCTTGTAATTTTTGATTAGCATTACTTAATCTTCCTTTGTCTGAAGTATAATAACCATAATTATCGATATAAGATCTAACATCTGGAGAAAATTCTGTGTATAGCTGTGAATACAGTGTAGCAGTTCTATCACCTCTTGAGTTTCTAATAGTTCCTCCAGTTTCAAATACACCTTTAATTTTTTCTACTTTGAGTAAGTTACTTCCTTGTCTCCAACCATAATTAGAAACTACAGCAGACGCTCCAGTGCTATCTTGGTAAATATTTTCACCAAAAAAGAAACGATCTGAAATATTTCTTAGAACAAATGTATATGGTGATGTATATTTTGGAAGAATAGAACGATTATTGTGATACCCTTTTCCAGGATTGTTAATCTTTACATTTTGTGGAAGACCGATATTATTAGATTCTAAGTAGACTTTAACATCAGATTCTACAATTCTAACTTTTGGTTTAAACGTAAACCCCTTTCCAGGTTTTACAACATTTATTGCTACCAATTCTCCGTTCTTAACAACACAATCATATTCGTATTTAATTCCATCACCATCAGTGATAACAACAAAAGGTTTCGAATAGTGCTTGCCTTTGTTTATAATTACAAAACTTTCAATAGATTGAGTAACTCGATTCCAAACAGGATCTACTTCAGCTTCATTGTCAGAAGTTGGGGAAACTCCAAATACAACAGGAATTGAAGAATAATTTTCGCCACTATTTACAACTTTAACATCTACAATCTTACCAACTGCTAAAGATGAATTGGTTGTATAAACCATTTCTCCTGTCCCATCATATTCTGGAACTCCATCCAAATTATATACAAATCTGTTATCAGTTACATAAACAACAGTTTTAGATCCTATTAATGGATCATCAACTATTCTTAAATAAGAACCACCAGTATCAACATCAGGAGAAACTTTTATAAAGTAGAAATAGTTTTGGAAGTTAATTGATCTTCTATTTTGATAAGTATTGGATGAAATAGCGGGACCAAATCCTAATTTTATTGAAATAAATGATCCAACGTTTCCAGGAGAAATAGAACTTACTACTTTTTCTTCAGTGAAAATATTATAGTTAGAACTAGATGAGAAATCTAAAAATGTATCACTCATCGAAGGATGACTTACATCAAAAGTGTATTTGTAGTATTTCTGGATCTGGATAACAGGATTTGTTATAAAATCCGTATTTGACAAAGAAAACTCTAACTTATATCTTGCCTCATCAGCAGTTTTAAATTTAACTAATTTTTGTGGCACACTGTTATCAAAAAAACTAGAACTGATAGAAAATCTCTGTGGGTTCAAAATTGAGTATTCATAAGCAACATTGAGTTCTTGTGTATCCTCATCATAAGAAATTAAAAATGGTTTTGATACATCATCACCAAATGGTCTAAATCCTTCATCAAAACGATATTTTCCATCTTTTAGTTTTACCTCTGCCCCATCAAAGAAGTTAGTTGGTATTGTGTTTTGTTCACCTCTAGTTACGGTTACTTCCTTTGAAACTACATCTACGCTAGTTACTTTTACAATTTCGTTTCCAATCTGAAGATAATCATCTTGTGAAATGTTATTAACATTAGTTAAATATAAAACTGTATTTTCGGCAGCAAATCCAACATGATCTACTTCCATAACAAAACGTTGATTATTTTCTGATGACAGAACTCTATTGAGACTTGAATCAGCAATAGTTAAAATATCACCTCTTTTATATCCAATACCCTTTGAAGTAATGATCAAAGTAGAAACACCGCCTATACCAACTCCAGATATATCAGCTACAATTGCTGTAACTCTAGCATTACCAGAATCTCCAGGAGCACCAATATTTTTTCTTACTTTAGATTGATCTTGGAAAATCAATTCTACATTTGTATAAGTTCCAGCACTATAATCTTTTCCCGTATTGAGGACATCGGCGCTGCCAATTCCAGTATCTACGATATTTGAAGTGTGGAGTGGTTCAAAAGCAACAGCAGATTGGTATAATCTCTTTCTAACATAGTATGTTGTCTCTGTTTCTTCATCGTCTGGTAGAATATCTAGAATTACTTGATCTCCATCACCAAGATTGTGATTCTCAGATGTCTCTACAATTGCTATATTCGAATCTACAAAGTATGGTGTTAAATTTGAACTTAGTGATTGTACAGATATAATTTGTACTCTATTTGTGTCGCTAAGATCAGTACTTCTTAAATAATAATCTTCAGTTGGAATAAATTCTCCAGAATCCACTTTAATCTTTACAGAATTCTGTCTTAAAATTGTTTCTAAGATGACTCCACTGGCAATAACTTCATTGTCATCATTAGTTAATGTCATTGTAGCACCAATAGTAAAATTGGCATCAGCATTAAGAACCAATCTAACTACCAATATATTAGAACTTAATGGTACATTGGGTAAGAAAGCACCATTACATGATCTTAATACGAATTCTCCACTGTTGATTACATCACCAATTAGTTCTCCTTCTACAACAGTTCCATCTCCCTGATCTTGAAAAACGGTATCTCCAGCAAACATGTAGGCACTTTCTTGTACCAAAATCCTTTCTGCTAAAGTAGATTTCGATTCAATAGAAGTAATTTCTTTTCCTGTTACGCTACCAACAACTAATCTAGATCCATATCCATCTGTCCCTTCATTGTTAATATGTACAATATTTCCTGGAGAAAAAGTATTTGTAGAATCTTCAACATAAACGGATGTTATATTACCTCTTTTTACATCTTGAATGTAACCAGAAAAATCAACTCCATTATTTTCTGTTACTATAGTTCTTAGAGCCTTTACATTTGATGGCAAGTCATCTTGTGAAATTGCTGAATTGTAATTTGAATCTACTGGCAATGAGTAGTAATTTTCACCGATAATGTATGGAAATACTGGATTGCCAACAGCATCAACAGAGATAAAATAAGCGTATACTCCATTTGGATAATCGGGTGTAACACAAAATCTACCATTGTTAGAATCTAATTCTGTTTTTCCAGAGTTAATAGAAGGAACCCACTGATAATCATCAATAAATGTTCCAAGAGAATATCTTCCAATATCTGGACCAGATTCTCTAGAATCTTTTAATTGATATCCAGAAGATATTCTAGTTACAGCAGATTGAGGATTTGTTGGATCTGAATATCCATATGGACCATAAATTGGATTGCCATCATAAGCATACCCCAAAATAGGGGAGTGTGTAGTTGGACTGCTATCAGAAACTTCGGTTCTTAGTGCTGAGGGATTGGCAACATATCCATAACCATAGTTTCTATTTGTCAAATAATTCTGGAATACAGTACCATTACTAGAATCTAAATTATTCTTTAGACGAGTGTATCTATCATACACCCACTTCTTAATTTCACATGTGGCGGCAGCATTTTTTCCAACTGATTCTACAAATACTTGTACAAATCCTCTTGTATAAAATCTTCCTACACTAATCTTTTTGGTATCTACTAGCTTTCCTTCGCTATCAATAATTGCTTCATACTCAGCAAAGTTTCCTTTTCCGAGAAGATCAACAATTCTGATTGTAGGTGGTGATGAATAATATCTACCTGAATTTTTTATAGTTAGACTAGTAATTCCACCATTAGTCACCACTGGGGATAAAACAGCATCTTCACCAGAAGTAATTCTAATAACAGGATCTTCTTCAAAAGTCTCTTCTGTTATAATAGAAATTTTATCAATAGTCGCTCCAGATAAAACAGCAGATGCCTTGCCAGGAATCTCGTTAATTAGTACATATGGGGCAGCAGCATATCCAGTTCCTGGATTCTCTATTTTGGTATTTACAATTTTTCCAAATTTAATAAAATTTGAATCTCTGTATCCCAGTGCTGGTACACCATCAATAAAAATGCCAGTATCTCTGTCGGTTGTTTTATATACTTCTGTAGTTGTAGTTGGAACTTTTCTAATAAGTTTCAAGTGCTTTTGATCATCCAGTTCAACATCATAATTTGTATCAGTAAGAATATTTCTTGAGGGGTATGATGATGAACAAATATAGAAATATTGGTCGTCCTCAAAAATACCAGAAACATCTGCTGTAAACTCACTAATCTTACTATCAATAGAAGCTATTGAGGAAGAAGCATAGTTACTCTCTGGATTTGTATTGACAATCCATCTATTTGATTTTGTACTTTTCTTGAATATGATAGGATCTAAAGTAGCAAATCCTGGATCATCAATTTGAACTAGATTTTTTGTTTCTGAATATGGTGCTGATTTCGATGGGAGTAAATTATATACTGCTCCCAAAACAATCATTCTTACTCCAGAACCAGATACTGTAGAATATCGATAAACTGGTTTACCAGTGCTATGATTTCTAATTGGACCTAATCTTTCATCAATAATAAATTGAGTGACAGTTTTACTATTGTAAGTAATCACTTCGTCACCAATTAAAAGTTTCCCTTGCTTAGGGAATCCAATTGTTGACTTTACAGTAATTCTATCTCCAGTAGTCAGGGAAGAAGAAATTGTTTTTGCTGTTTCAGTTCTGTTTGATAATGAAAATTCCCCGTTTAAGGTACTTGTTTCTATTGTAACTTCATAGATATCATCTATGCCATCGGTTCCTTTAAAGATCACATTGTCAACAACACCAGTAGCAAAATCAATAGTGGAGTCGTAGTCATCTAAATTTTGTGTAATATAATTTCCAAGCAAGTTGTTTGGATTGCCAGATGTAATTTTAACTTTTAAAGTGTAATTTTGAACCCAATCTGATACAGATGCTTTTAGTGTAAAGTCTTTCGGGTTGTATACTTCTGGAACATCAGTTGCTTCTTTAGCAATAATAGTGTTAAAAAGAAACTTGATTGACCTATCAGTTCCTTTTGCTCTGTAAAATGATCCGATATTCTTAATAAGAGTTCTTTTATCTACTTCTCCCTTGAGATACTTTTCTGGAAACGATTGTAAATATTGAGATTCGAAATTTTTTACAATAGCATATAGAAATAGATTACTAACGTTATGTACAGAATCTCCTGTATAATGTGGTGTAGCCTGGGTAGTAACGAATGTGCTCTCTGTATAGAGATCTCCTAGGGTAGTGTTGCCGCTAACACCTCTAGATACATTAAAAAATTGATTGCTACTTCTAGTCTGATAAAAACAAATTTCGTCGCCAATTTGAATATACCCATTTTCTTCTGGAAAAGAAGTGGCATCCTCAACTGTTATTGTTGTACTATCAGCTAAAACATTAGAAGATAAGATAGTATTTTGATTTAATAAATTTTTCTCATAGAAGTTAATATCTCTATACTTCTGTAAGTTGTTTATAATATCTAATGGTTGGCCAGACGATTCCAGATGCTCATAGTACTTTTCTACGAACTTACTAAAATTTTCATACTCTGTAGCAATAAACCCTGGAAGTTGTGATTCAATCAGGGTCGAGATCTTTCTGGTCTTCGTTGCCATCTAATTACTCTGGGTAAGCAGTAAATTTACTTCTTGTAACATCAACATCCAAATAAACTTCTCTAAAAGCATTTACATCATATGAGAGAGGATTTACTCGAACTTCAATTTTATTATCATCAAAACTACCTTTTATAATAGTTAAATTGTATAATTGGATTTCACCTTTTTCATAATTAATAGTGCCAACATTATCGTTTAAAACTATCTTTTCGGTTGTCAAACTGTCTAATCTATATAGGACAATTCTGCCATCCCTATCTTCCAAATACACTGTGTACGTTGGAAATTCAGACACTTTAAACCCTGTAGTCATCATTGTTGGTCCTTCACAATCTTTATCAAAAGCATTCTGATAACACAACTCGTAATAGAACGTAGAATTAATCTGAGGGTAAAAATCCTTCCTTAATGTAATGATGGTATCGTTAGAAGAAATTGAACGATCAGCATTGTCAATGGTGGCAACAAATTTACTGAATCTAAACTTACCGTTAAATTTTTCAACTTCAGATTGGGCGAGATAACTATTAATTGCTGATATAACTTTGTTCCTAATTTCTTCGGGTCTTTGAACAGTTAATGAATTATTAAAATAAATTTTACTAGTTGCTTCTATAAACAAAATTGATGGATCAATGATATCTGGAGTAACAGATGCTACCATATATGGTTTTAACTTTCTAGCAATTTCTTTTTTTGTTGAAGAAGATAGAAAACTGGCAAAGGTTGGTTTAACGACAATCTTTACCTTGCCATACTCTGGCGGATCGTTCTCTTCTCCACCAAATGTAATAATATCGGCAATTGCTGGATATATGTTTCTTACAATAGCAGCATAGTCATCTGCTGTTACTGCTCTGTCTTGTGTTCCGAAATATCTAGGAGCATTGAACTTGATCTTAGAAATATTTTCAATACTTGCTCCGCCATTAGCAGCAACAGTCTTAGATGAATCAATACTAATGTTTACTGGATAATTAGCAGCACCGAATTGGTCTGTTAAGACACCATTCCAAGTAAAAGTCTTAGCACCATTAGTTGACTCGCCATTGGTTACCAAATAAGTAACTTCAATGTAGTTGCCATTATCTAATTTTCTTCCTAGAACACCATCTCCGAAGAAAATCTCATATCTTTCGTCTTCGATCTCATCTAAAAAGAAAACATAAGAATCTGGTCTGACATTCAGAATATTGTCAGCATATTCATAGATGTTATAGTAAGTAGTTTGAATGCTATCAAAAACCTTTACTCTAATGCTACTTACATCAACCTTAGCATTTTCGATAACAAATCTTTGTTTAGTCGCTGAAGAATCATATGTGTAGTTACTTGTTATTAATGTACCTTCATAAACTTTGATATTATCAAAATAAGCAACTCCATTCTCTACAGGTATTGATTGATCCTCAATACAAACATATTGATATAGAGTCTCGTCAAAAACGGTCGTAAAACCAGTTCCACGCCTCATCACAGCGACTTTAGGTGCTGTATAGGGATATTGTGCCGAAAAAGATACCATCGCCTCTGGGGCGGTTACAGACTTAGGATTATAACCAAGTTGTTTAGCAAGAGCAACTACGTTATCTCTTAAAGTAGCAGAATCTAAAAATAGTTCATTCACCACCATGTTGGTGTTGAATGCTGTATAGTAAGTATTGTAAGCAAGAATATCTAGCAGAATATTTACCGCCGATCCTTCGAAATCATACGATGTAAAATCTGATTGTGCCCTCAAATATTCTTTAAGAGCGGTTTTAATTTGAGTGAAGTCTAAATTAGAGACCTGTACGTATGATGGCATGGTTATCTAGTGCTCTCTAGGAAAAATTCGACGTTTGTTGGTAGATCTTCTCTGCCTATAATCATATAGGTTAATGAAATATCATAACCATTATCATCAAAATTGGGAGATACGTCTAATGATTGTATTCTAATTCTTTTTTCATAATTCCTTAATACAGTATCAATTTCTGATCTGATTAAAGCAGAAGTGGCAAAATCAAGTGGATCAAATAATAAATCCAATAAACCTGTACCAATCTTAGAATTAAATAGACGTTCTCCCTTTCTTGTTAATAACAAATTTTTTATCGACTGCCTGATATCTGCATCATCTTTAACCACCATCAAGTCTTCTGTGACTGGATGGGGTTTAAAGTTGATGTTGAAGTCTTTATACGACTGGAACTCAGGCATAGAGATAGTTTTATTGATTATTTATGCCCTATTCGTGCCATCTCTCCACAAAATCATCAAAACCGCCAGCACCACCACATGGTCTAGAATAACGGTCTTCTGGTATCTTATATCTTAATTTTCTTAATAATCTATCTGAGGCTGGATCAGTAATCAGTGT